TTACCACATTGACAATAACGGAATGATTGACCATCTACACAAGCAGATGGAATCAATAATCAACCGTTAAGTCGCCCCTCTTCCAAGTCACTTCCTTCTTCTTAACTACTTCGACACAGTTAAGGCAAATGGTTCTTAGATTGCTAAACGTTATGTTAGTTAGATCACCGTCAATATGAAAGACGGTCGTTTGACTAGGATATAAACTTTTGAAGCCGCACAAATCACAGTGCGGCTTCTTTTTATATCCAGCCTTCTCCCAGCTGGGTACGCTGGGTTTCTTTTTAACCTTCTTTTTACCACAGGCATCGCATATGCTACGATAATGCGTTATCCCATCTTTCTTGTAATTGATAGCACAATAATTCTTGTTACATTCTTTGCAGATGGGGCGTTTCAGCATACCAGTATTTATCATTTTGACCTTCGAAGGTTCGGTAATCCGCACTTTTTTCATTCGTATGCTAAATAATCATTAGAATCTTAATGTATTAACATTAGGACAGGTGGTAAACCTCAGAATCATACAAAGGAAAAAAGAATATGGCACTAGTATCTCCGGGAGTAGAAGTATCGGTAATTGATGAAAGTCAATATCTTCCAGCCCCAACCAACTCAATTCCATTTATTCTCTTAGCGACAGCAGAGAATAAAGCTGACCCTACTTCAACAGGAGTAGCACCGGCAACAACAGCAGCTAATGCTGGCAAGCTTTATCGTGTCACAAGCCAACGTGATCTTGTTACTCTTTATGGTAATCCATTCTTCTACTCAACTTCAAATGGTACTCCTATTCAGGGTTATGAATTGAATGAGTACGGTCTACTTGCTGCCTATTCTGCACTTGGATCAACAAATACCATTTATGCTCTACGCGCCGACATTGACCTCGCAAGTCTTGTAGGTCAAACTGGTCGTCCTGCAGGAAGTCCAACAGACGGTACATATTGGTTAGACACTACCACATCAACATGGGGTATCTACGAATTCAATTCGACAACTGGACAGTTTGTTCTTCAGACTCCAATTGTAATTACTGATGCTGATCAATTAAGTGGCGGCGTCCCGCTCAATAGCGTAGGTAACATTGGTGATTACGCAGTTAATGCTATCCCAACTTACTCATTCCCATCAGCAGCAACATCTGGTCAATTTTATTATAAAACCCCAACTAATATTTGGGCAAGAATAGGTGACGCAAATTGGTTAGCTGCATGGCCAACCGTACAGGGAGCTAACGCAAACCCTACACTAACTGCCGGTAACGTTCTCACTATTGCACTCGGTACATCTACTGATGTTATTGCTAACATTACTGTTGGCGTCGGCGACACTGTAGTAGACATTTCAGACGCAATCAATGCATTAGGATGGACTTATCTATCATCCAATATTTCTGGTGGTAAATTAAATATCTATTCGAAACAACTCAGCCAAGGACCTTCTGATACTCAGGATGCCGAAATTACAATTTCAGGTACAGCAGGGCTCTTAACTGCGCTGGGCATTGTTGCTGACACATACTATCAACCTGCATTGGAATATGGTACCTCAGCACAACAACCATTATGGCAGCAAAATCAATCTGCACCCGCACCAACTGGATCTGTTTGGATTAAGGTTGGCTCAGCTGGAAACGGATTGAATCTGTCAATCAGTGAGTATGACAGTGTAGTAGAAAGTTTTGTTGCAAAAACTGTCAATTATGGTATAAGCGACTGGGAGATGAACTACACGCTCGATTCGACTGGTGGTAAGAATATTCCAGCTGGAACAGTATATGCTCAGTATAATTATAATTATGTAAATGCAGTAAACAGCTATACTCGTAGTCCGCTTTATTACTGGGAAAGAATTGCAACTGGTCCTACAATTGTTCTCGGTGAAAATACCGACCCGCAGTTCAATTCAACTACTTGTGTAGGTGCAGGACCTTATGATCTATTCGTAAACGTAAGTGTTCCTGGCAGCCAGGTCATATCTTCACCATACACAATAACAATTCCAAACAATGCTGATGCAACTGATTTTGTAACAGCCTGGTCCGCAGCAAATATACCTTATACTACTGCTTCGGTAGCAACTTCGGGTGCGATTGTATTAACACACACCGAAGGAGGCGTCATTCAATTAAGTGATTATGGATCCGATGGCTTCTCAAATGGTGTTACTGACGAAATTGGATTAACTGCAGGAACAACCTCTGGTGTTAAAGAAGGTACTTTCTCAATTAAGAATTTCAATGCAAGCACTACTTCTAGTCCGGGTTCAGGCGCTGTAATTAATGTTAGCAATATCTATCAAACATACTGGATTAATTCAGGTACCATTACAACAGCAGGTTCTGGTTACTCAGTAGGTGATATTCTTACTATTGACGGCGCAGATTTGGGTGGCATTTCAGGAACCAATGATCTAGAGGTTATTGTTTCTGAAGTCAGCGCCGGCGGCGTTACTGGTGTTACGTATTATTCAGGTCAAGGTGCATCAAACTATAACCTACTACTTTCAAATTGGGTAGAATTCGAAATGACTGCAAATGAAGGTGCCCCTAATACAGCACCGGCAAATGGCACTAATTGGTTCTATTCAGTAGTTGATGAAGTTGATATTATGGTCAATACTTCAGCAGGTTGGAGAGGATACAAGAATGTTAACTATGATAGCAATGGTTTCCCACTTCCATCAGGTTCAAACACAACTGATCCTAACGGACCAATCGTAAGCGCAAGTGAGCCAACAACTCAGAGTGATGGCACAACACTTGTATACGGTGATATTTGGATTGACACAAGTGATCTTGAAAATTATCCGATCATTAATCGCTGGCAGCAAGTTAACAGTGAAGATGTTTGGGTAAGAATTGATAATGCTGACCAAACAGGCAAGCAACTATTTGGATCTTGATGCACCTGATGATGCATTATATCCGGTAGGTATGTTGTTGTTCAACACTCGTCGTTCTGGTTACAACGTTAAGGAATTTGCAGTAAATTACTTCAATTCTTCAAGCTTCCCTGACGAAACTCTCCCAACAGAGAAGGATGCTTGGGTATCAGTAAGTGGTCTGCAATCAAACGGTGCTCCGTACATGGGTCGCAAAGCGCAACGCAACATGGTTGTTCAATCACTCCGTGCAGCAATCGATAGCAATACAGCAATTCGTGACGAAGACAACTTCTTCAACTTAATTGCTACACCAAACTATCCTGAACTTCAGCCTAACATGATTGTGTTGAACGCTGACCGTGGAGAAACAGGATTCATCATCGGTGATACTCCAATGAGACTTCCAGATGATGCAACAGCAATTCAAGCATGGGCAACTAATGCTGCTGGAGCAACAACAACTGGCGAAGAAGGGCTAGTAACTCGTAATACATATATGGGTCTATTCTATCCTTCAGGTCTAACTAACGACTTGAGCGGTCAGCTTGTAGCTGTTCCGGCATCACACATGATGATCAGAACTATTCTACGTAACGACACTATCGCTTTCCCGTGGTTAGCACCAGCTGGTACTCGTCGCGGTGTTATCGATAACGCAACTGCTATCGGCTACGTTAGCGCAACAACCGGTGAATTCGTTGCAATCAAGACAAGAGTAGGAATTCGTGACGTATTATATACTAATCAAATCAACCCACTTGTATTCTTCACTGGAAATGGTTTGTTGAACTACGGTAATAAGTCAAGCTTTAATTCACAATCAGCACTTGATAGAATTAACGTTGCAAGACTTGTTGCTTATCTTCGTCGTCAATTGACACTTGCGGCTCGTCCGTTCGTATTCGAACCAAACGATCCGATAACAAGACAGCAAATTTCAGGTGTAGTACAAACCCTTCTCGTAGACCTAGTTGCTAAGAGAGGCGTATACGATTACCTAGTAGTTTGTGACGAATCAAACAATACTCCAGCAAGAATTGATAGAAATGAACTATGGATTGATGTTGCGATTGAGCCTGTTAAGGCAATCGAATTCATCTACATCCCGGTTCGTATCTTCAATACTGGCGAACTGTCTTCACAGGGTCTGAATACTCAGGGTACCTCAAGTTCAGCAACTACGTCATTGCTAGGATAATGTAAAATGAAGTGGGTAGCAGTCTGCTACCCACTTCAACAAAGATAAATACTTATAACAGGAGAATACAAAATGGCAACAGCCTCACAATCATTGTTCAACATGACCGTAGCATCTGATAACGCAGGCGGCAACCAAGGTCTGTTGATGCCTAAGCTACAGTTTCGCTTTAGAGTCAATTTCTTGAACTTTGGGGTTGATTCCACAGGAGGACTACAGTTGACTAAGCAGGTAATTGACTGCTCACGTCCAAACCTTTCATTCGCTGAAATTCCATTGCAGATATATAACTCAACACTCAAGATTGCTGGTAAGCACACTTGGGCAGATATGTCTGTAAACATTCGTGACGATGCTTCTGGCACCGTTTCGAAAGCAGTTGGACAGCAGTTACAGAAGCAACTTGATTTCGTTGAGCAGGCATCTGCTGCAACTGGTCAAGACTATAAGTTCCAAACAAATATTGAAATTCTAGACGGTGGTAACGGCACTCTTGCTCCCACTGTTCTTGAAACTTGGGAACTTTATGGTTGCTTCTTGAAGTCAGCTAACTATAACAATCTTAACTATGGTGCATCAGAAGCAGTTACTATTGCTCTTGCTATTGCTTACGATAACGCAATTCAATCACCACTAACAGCTGGTGTTGGTACTTCTGTCGGTCGTGCATTCAGCGGATCAACAGGTATTGCAACAGGTATTGGTACTCAAGGCCAACAATAATCCTAAGGATTCTTAATGTCATTAGGTAATTGGGGACAGAATTTCTTAAAGGACGCTGCCGGAGCTTTCTTCGGCAGCGAGTACCTTAGAGATTACACCCACGCTTCAAAAACGTTTCGTACTAATTCGTACCAAAACGCCCCCAAACTTAAATTCCTCTTTCATACATATTTTGAAACTAATGCAGAAGCATTTCCCAACAACTTCAACTATGGTCTATTGGTTAAAGACGTAAAGCTTCCCTCTTTTAGCTTTAATACTCACCAAATGAATCAGTACAATAGAAAGCGCATAGTTCAAACAAAAATTAAGTATGAACCGATTGACATCACTTTCCACGACGATAACAATGACTCAGTAAACTATCTTTGGAATAATTATTACCAATACTATTTCAGCGATGGTTCTAAACCACAGAATGTATTGCAGGGGTTTCGGGGTACTAATCTAGATAATACTTCAGAAGCCGACGCAGGTCTAGCTAACCCATCATTGCAGTACAATGATAGAAACTTGTATGAAAACTCTATTACTGGTGATGATGACTGGGGATTTTTAGGTGGCCAAACTAATTCTGATACTGGCAAGAAAGTTGCTTTCTTCAAGAACATAACTGTTTTTGGCTTCAACCAGCATAACTTTACTGCTTACACATTTATTAATCCAGTTGTTACTAACTTTAGTCACGATAGCTATAACTATGAAGATGGTAACGGAGTCATGCAAAATAAAATGACTATCGATTACGAAACTGTAGTCTACAATTACGGTAAGATGGATGGTAGAAAACCAGGAGACATCGTAACTGGCTTCGGTGATGTTTCTACCTATGATAGAACTGTAAGTCCTATTGCTCAGCCTGGATCGAATGGTACTGTGCTTGGTCAAGGTGGGCTGGTAGATGCTGCTGGCGGCACCATGAGAGCATTGGGAGATGGAGACATACTAAGTGCGGTCAAAACAGTTGGTACAACATACAATACATTCAAAAATACCAATTTGAAATCAGTTGCTACCGCAGAATTAAATGCTATGCTTAGAAATGCAATTCAGAATACGCCGAATACACGCAATTCGTTATTCAATTTTCCGAAAGCTGGGGCAACACCTGGACCAATAGGTACTGCTGTGTTCCCTACCATCGGAGCAAGAAGCTCACCCCCTGTTATCACAGATTTGGGCACAGCAGGTAATCAATATAATGGGGCGGACTTAACTGAAGACACACCAGCACAACAGCCCGGAAGCGGCAATCTACCTATATCACAGAGTTATTATGATGCATTGCAAAGAATCAATGTAGATAGCAGTGTAGTAAGAACCGTTACCGATATCGATGCGGAAATTGCTGCAATTGAGGCCGAACTTGGTAAATCTTTACCGGGAGTCGCAGCTGGAATAGACAATCCGTTCGCCAAAGATTATAAAATCAAAAAGGGTGATAACCTCACTAAGATTGCAAAAGCAAATGGTACTACGGTGCAAGCATTGCTCAAAGCAAATCCAAACATTAAGAATCCTAATTTAATTTATGCAGGTGAATCTATTAGGATTCCTACTAACGTACCTAAGGTTATTCCTGGACAAAACAATACTGATAAAGACGCATTCAACCAAAGTGACTTTGTTGAAGACCCGCAGGCGTCAGTAGAAGTTGATGAATTTGATGCTGAGTTTGAAGATCCTGACTTGGCTGAGGAGATTGTTGATGATGAAACAACCTAATTTCAATAATCCGTTCTCTACATAAGAATAAATAACTACATGTTTACAACTTCACAAGATTCAACCGACAAAACAGTAAGAATTTTCGATAACTTTTACACAACCCAGCTCGTAGTTAACGGGTCTGATTATGACG